GCCCGTTTGGTAGGGTTGACCCAGTTGATGCCCTGCAGGGTTTCGGCGCACATTTGCGTGGCGAAGGGGCGCAGGACTTCTTTGCCCATTGAGAGAGGATGCCCCATTTTGACATCCTCTTCACGCAGGCCGCTATGCAGATGCCAAGCGCCGGGATCGCCCGGTTCCACCATCAACTTTGAGGCCAGCCGGTTTTTAAAGATGCGGGTGTTGATATTGTGCAGAGCCACAGTGCCGGGCATCGGCTTGTTGGTACCGGGCAGTTTATCAATGGTGGTGCGTGTGTAGATTTGCTGCATCCGACTGTTGCCCTTGAATGGTATTACCTCTGGATGGCGACAGCAGAACAGGTAACATTCTGCGGTGCGGGACAGATCGGAATACTCTTCTGATTCACCGCCGCCGGAGTCGATCCCCCACAGGTTCGGCAGTAATATTTCGCCCGAAGCGCTGCGGAATTCGGAGCGGAAGAAAATATGTTCGAGTGCCTCCCAGGAATCGACATAGCCATGGCGCAGCAGCCACATTTCCTGTTCAAGCCCGTAGCCGACCGCGCTGATTTTGTACCAGAAGCCGCGTTTTTGCATGTCGGCAACGGCGGTGATGGCGGCGATCGGCGCGGACGGCAGCTGACCTTCGATGCGATCGTCACACAGACGAAGGATATACTCTTCTTTACGTTCCCCGCCGCGCTTACGCCGGTGCGGTACGCCGAGATATGAGTTGTCACGTTCTTTTTCGGCGGATTCGTCGCCGGCACGGGCCCGGAGGATGGCGGCGGCGATTTCGGACAGGGAAATATCAGGGCAGATAAAGCCGGTGATGTGGAAACCAACCGATTCGGGACGATGTACCGGCACTTGCGGCTGCCAGGCGCAGGCAAGGCCGGCTGCTTTGCCAGAGATGGCCAGTTTTACCGCACGGTTTCGGTCGATATCGTCCCATAATGAGCCGCAGCCGCAACAGACGTAACGGGCAGAGCGGGCGGATTTGATCAGTTTCGGGTCGGCTTCGGGCTGGGATACGCTGTTTTTATTCGTTCCGGGCGTCAGGGTCAGCTGGCCGGGCCAGGTGAGGCGATCTTCTACCATTTCCTGGGCTTCGCCACAGTGCGGGCAGACGACTTTGAAGATGCGGATTTCGTCGCAGGCCTGCAGTTCGCGCCAGATATGGCCGGTTACTTCGGTCGGCGTGGAGCATTCGAGGTTAAGAAAACGCCGGAAGGTCCTGGTACGTTTTTCAAGCAGCTTGAGCGGATCGGCTTCGTTGCCGGTGAGGTCTTTGTTCTTGTCGATTTCATCGCCCCAAGTGAAGTCTGACGGGAACGAGCTGATGCGCGAGGCCGACGACCCCCAGGCAGGGAATACGATGGTGCCGTCCCGAAAGATGATCTTGCCGGCGGCGGTGTCGTCCGGCAGCGGCGACAGTTTGCGCGCGATCGGCTCGCAGTTTTTGTATATGGGGATCAGCCTGGTGGTGGCAAAGTTTTTGGCCAGCACTTCAGCCGGGAACATGATGTATTTGGCGTTGCCGCCGTTATAGACAACGTCTTTAAGGTGGATGTTGATGCAGCCGTTGGTTTTGCCGCTTTGTTCCGGTCCGCAGATGACCAGTTTATGCACATAGGGAAGATCCGCCGTATCCATTATTTCGGTCAGATAAGGGGTGATGTCGTTATCCCATTTGCCCTGATGAGCGCCGATGGTGACCATGCGGTGCTGTGCCGCGAATTCGGAAGTGGAAATATCCGGCAGGGCGGTGACTATTTCCTGTTCGCCGGGCCAGAGTTCAAAGGGGAGCTCTTCGCTTATGTGCCAGAGTCCGGTCATTCGCTGTCGATCTCCGCACGCTGGTAGATATTATCGGCAAGGAAACCGCGCGGACGGGCGTAGCTGTCGAGATATCCGGTCATGTTGCGATTCCAGTATTCTTCCAGATCGGAAACCAGTGACAGCAGGTTGACGCTGTCCAGATCAAGACCTTGATCTTTGGCGAGGACACTGAATTTTTCCATGAGAGTGTCAATGACGCGGGGCCCGAGGTTGAAAAGGTCGCGCTTGAGGAACGAGAGCCGGGCGGAGAGTTCCTGTTCAACCAGCGAGCGCTGGATGAGGGTGCCTTCGCGTTCATCGTTCTTCATCCGCGTTTCGCGGGCTTTTTCCCGGAGCAGATCGTCACGCAGACTGGACAAGGACGGTTTTTCGGTCTCTTCCGGGGTGGTGGTTGGGCGCAGGCCGGCGGCCCGGGCATAATAGAGCAGGTCTTCGGCACGGAAGATGCCGTTTTTGCGCGGAACCTTGCCATCGGCAATGTCTTTGTAGAATTTGGTTTTTGCTATGAGAAAGCCTTTTTGCAGGAACGGCAGAGCCTGGGCCGGAGTAGCGAAGTATTCTCCGTCGCTTCCGGAGGCGGCGGAATCGTCGCGGTTTTTGCGGTAGGCGGCCAGATCCTTGTTGGCTTTGGTGAGTTCGGTTGAGGCACCACGATCGCCACGCATAGCAGCCGCCTGGCAGTGCAGGACGTGTTGAGCCAGCGCACGTTCCGTGGTGTCAGGAATGGCGTTGACTTCGGCCTGTTCTGCGGCAAGGCGCTGTTCTATGGTGGCGTCGGTTGTGGTCATATCATGCCTCGATTGATGCTGTTTTATGGCGCCATTTATAGAGCCCCCAGATGGAGAGGCACAGATACAGGACAAACATGGCGGCTTGAGCATAGATGCCTTTGTAAAAATCAACAGCAGCCCAGGATGAGTTGGTGACGATCCAAATATAGAAGCAGCGGCGGTCCTGATGCGTATTAAGGATGACGCCGAATACCGACAGCGCGGTAAGTATCCAGGTAACGCTTGCCATGGCCAGCGGATTAGTCAGCATAGTAGCCCCTTGCCCGATTCTTTGCTTCGACATGATCACGGACTTCGACTAGGTCAATGCCGTATTTTTCCTCAAGAATCCTTAAACCAGTTTCACAGGAATGAAGAGAATCAAATATCTCCACGGCCGTGTGAAAAATATCAGGCTCGAATACCGACTGACATACTTCAAAAGCCTCTGATTTTATATGTTCGGCCTGGGCTACTATTCCGTTTTCATCTACAAATTTGGTACGAGGGAAACAGTACATGGCAACTCCTTTCAAGCCGGGTATTGAGCTCTTTTTCTGAATATTTTTGTAAACTTGCCATTCACACAATGCCCCTTGCCGAGCGCAATCCGCATCAGCCGAGCCCGAGCATAGTGGCTATGGTCCGATTGCCGGAACAGACCGAGATAGCTGTTGGCGCTCATCATCAGATCTTCTCCACTCTTTCCGGAAAGCGTTATTGCCGCATTTTCAACAGTCTTGCGCCTGAGTACCCGGCGCCAGGGTTTAACAATCTGCCCAACAAAATCAACTCCCCGCGTGATAGGCTGAATAATGGTTTTGCGTGGATTCAGAGCAATACCAAGCCGTTCCTTGGCGAAGTTATCAATCTCAACTCTCGCAAGATTCAGCCATTCCGGAGATTCGTGTAGCAATACCATGTCATCCACATAGCGAATGTAATGACGCGCCCCGACACGGTGCTTCACATGCTGATCGAGGGCATTGAGATAGACGTTGGCAAAGAACTGGCTACTCAGGTTGCCGATCGGTAACCCCAGGTGAGACGGCTGATTAAAGAGGCTCTTGTGTGGCGGGATCAGGGCCAACAATTCAGGCGTACCCTTGACCCGTACATTCTCCCGTGGGTCATGAAAAAGGATGGTCTCAGCCAGCCACATAACCCACGGTTCATCGATCTTTCGGGCCAGCAGCTCCCGAAGGATGTTCTTGTCAATGCTGACAAAGAAGTTAGCCATATCTAGCTTCAGATAATAGGCGCGCTTCGACCAGTTCCGGGTGATGCTCCGGATTTTATGCTCCAGACGGTTCGCGCCGTATAGTGTGCCTCTGCCCGGTATACAGGCGCAGCTATCCGCGATGAAGGAACGGTGAAACCTGTCCGCAATCCGGTTGTAAAGCAGGTGATGCACAATCCTGTCGCGGAAGTCGGCAGCCCAGACCTCACGCGGCCTTGGTCTGGTCACGACAAAGCATATTGACATGCCGGGACGATACGAGCCGTCCATCAGCTCCCGGTACAGGGCCATGATATTGCGCTCCAGGTTTGTCTCGAACTTTAAAGCATTGGTGGTGGTACGTTTGCGCTTGCGGCAGTCGTAATAAGCGCACAACAGCTCATCCACCGTCAAATCAGCATCGCTATGATCTGCGAACCGCCCGAACCCCGAAATTGTTGTTCTTATTGTTGTTGTTCTGATTGCCATTGTTGAAACCCACGATCCAGGCATTGTTTGAGTTAGGGGCGTTATGTCGTGATGCTCACGTTGCACGACAGAAGGTCTGCACCGATCCGCCATGAAACTGCGCCGCGACCTTGCGGGACCAATGCCCGCTGGTTTCGCTGCCGGCGCTTTACCGTGGGGCCATTCCCCAGGGACACGACCAGATTAATTTTCGCACAGGCATAACCGCCATAACGGCTATACTGCAGGCGACGATGCGGACTTGAGCCAACCAGACGACTGTCTGCCGATCTGGTCGGTTAATTCGATGGTCTGGGCGAACTGCCCCGTGCTGATCAGCTTCATATCCTTGGACAGTCTGAGCAGCAATGTCGCCACCTGGAGATGTTCCTGCAAGTTCTCCAGGTGAGGCCGTTTGTCACGGGAGCAGTTCGCCCGGTAGATCAGTACTGTCAGTTCGACACATTCCTCGCGGATCTTGCCACCAAGGGACTGCTTGTAGTCACGCGGCATATCCTTGGTGATGCGGGTGACCACCTGCAGCAGATCGTAGGTGACGCGATAGATTGGAAGTGTCGATGCTAGTGCCATGGTTGTTGTTCCTTACAGTCAAAATAGATAAATAATTAAATTTTTAATCTGCGAACCGCCCGAACCCCGAAATTGTTGTTCTTACTGAGGTCGTCCTGAAAGCCATTGAAGAAACCCACGACCCAGGCAGTGAGTGAGATAGGGGCGTATTCAGTACTGGACCAGTACCAGCGCTCCTCAAAAGCTTCTGAAGCTCCCGCTTTGAATAGCTCAGGGGTTTTCATGCGGTTTGGCCCCAG